TCATCATCCATTTCTTCTCCAAACTCTGCTAAGAACGCCTCTAATTCTGTTTTATGCGTACAGGAATCATCACATTCATCTAAGTTTTTATCACAACCACAGTTTTTGCTTAGTTTAGTCGTACAATCTCCATCACAAGTATCTAAATTCTTTTCACAATTACAATCTTTGCCTAAATTGGTAATTTGGTCGTGGTTAGCGCATGGCATATATACAGTCTTACCATTGTATTCGTGTTCATGGTATCCACTACAACCTAACTCCTCTGCTTTTGCAATAGCTTCTTCTTTACTATCATAGACAGGCATACCATCTATCTCTGCTACCTTTTCTAACTCTTCTTCTTCTGCAACAACCTCGGTATCTTGTAATGGTGCAAGACCAATCATTTCTCTTATTTCGTCTTGTGTCATTACTTCTTTCATATCTTCTACACCAAACACACTTGCTATAGGTTGTACTTGTTTTATAGATATAGGTAGGTTAATGTTATTTACTGTTAATATTTTAGTAATTATTTTAAGTATATGTTCTTGGTATGGTTTTATAACAGTAGATTGGTATATCTCAAAGGCTTGCATTAGTTCATCACGTCCACCGAGTTGTCCTTCTGTTTTTACTCCTAATAACATTGGACTTGTAACTCTATGTCCAATCATTATATTTTGTGTAAGTAATTCTTGTAAAGCAACATACTGCTTATCTGCGTTGCTCATACTAATTGGAGTTATCTCTGCCGCTCTATCTTTGCTGTCAGAAAAAGACAAAACAAAACGTCCACTTGCTTTTTCTCCTGTAAACTTCTTTTCTATACTTCTCTCTATTTGTAAACGCTCCTCTTGTGTTGGTATTCCATTGTTAAAGTTTATGAAATAGCTACCAGAGAATCCATTTTGTATATTGTTTAGATGAAATTCGCTAACTTTTTGGTCAATAAGTGCCCAATTACAACAAGAACTATAATCTGGTGTATAATACATTTCCATATTTGGACTATATAGACCAGTATATAATATCTGACTAGGACTTGTCCTATCGTTCATACTAAATGCAGGTATTTCCTGTGGTTTATTTTTTCTAGTATTTTTCCAATCTGCGCTTATATAATATTTATCTACTCTGCCCATTTCATTTGGTAATCCTACTCTAAGTCTTTCTGCAGGTATATGATATATCTCGCTTATTTCTGTCCTGTCTTTACTCCATATAATATTTAATGCAAAACCACCTTGTAGTTTAAAGTCAAAGGCGCATTTTTTTATAACCTCATGTAGTGTTTCATTACTATTTGCTTTTGCTATGAATTTTTGTAGTTTAACATATGCTTCTAGGTTATCTGTTTCTTCTGCCACTATCTCTTGACCGGCTATCATTTCGCTTGTTGCATTTATGATTGCTGCGTGTGTGGAACTATTATAATATAAATCTATAAGAAATTGTGGATATAAATTTCTAAATTCATCTGTACCATACTCTATATAATCTTTACCTCTAATTTCCTGTATTATAGGAGCAGTAGATGTTTCTAGATTAATATTTATAATATTTTCTTTCATATCTCTGTTTGCCAATTTTCATTATTTAAAGCCTCTAATATTTCTGCATATGTATAAGTTTCCACATCATTTAAAAAGATAGGTGTTGCTCCAATCCATTTTGTTACAAAATATAAACCATCATTAGATACTCTTAAGGAACGAATATCATCTTCTATAATTTGGTTAAAATCAAAAATGTTATAACCATTGCTATCTTTTTCTTCTAATAATTCTATATTACATATTGCGTATGTTATCATGGTGTATCTGTTGTTATATTTGCTTCTGTCATATTTTTTAATAATCCTGCTTTACCACCTAATATTTTTACACTAGGATTCTTTACTGTATATTGGTAACTAAAAGTATTGCCAATTATTGAACTAGATACTGCACCTTGAAATCTATATACATCAAAACCGCTTTGGCTATTAGAATCGGTAAATCCGATATGTTGTAATCTATGAAATTGACCATCTGCAGGACAAGGACTACTACCAGTAAAACTATCACCTACATTGCCATGTAGCTTCGCAAAGCCAGACACTTCTGTTTTAAAATCACCTGCATGTAAAACTACATTACCTGCATTTACTTGTATTATTTGGTAGTGTTGTGTTTCTGTATTACTAGCTGGATAACTTACATTAATTTCTACCTGCTTTTCTGTACTATTATAGGTTAATGCAGTATTTTCGTGTACATCAGTAGCAGGATAAAATCCAAAAATCCAATTATCATCATCATTTGGGTTTGTATCATATGTACTTGACAATAACTCTGCACCTTTTGAGGTATTTAATGCATCTCCAAGAATAGGAAAAGTATCTAAACTGCAATCTCCAAATAAGTAACTAAATGCAATATTTGTAGTTCCATATCCAACGATTGGTAATGTAGGATTCAATGGTACACCATTATTATATATCGCAGCTATTTCTTCTTCGGCAAGAGCCCTAGTAAAACCTGTTAATTGTAAAATATTACCACTAAATCCATTCGCAAAAGTACTAAATGCTCTACCACCAATCATACCTAAATTAGTTGTGTTTATAGTTTGACTTGTACTCTGTGAAGCTATAAGTTCACCATTTAGATAAATTTTTTGTGTTGAACCATCATAAGTGCAACCAATATGAATCCATGTACTTGATGCAATTGCACTACTAGTTTGTAATGTTGCATCATTTACTAAGTATCTCATTTTTTCATTTCCTAAAAAGAAAATCATAATACCATCTCCTGTATCATCTCTAAAATCTATTACTGTTTTGTTACCACTAGTATCATTCTTTTTAATCCATCCATGAATTGTATGGTTTGTACTTGAGAAAGCAGGTATTTTTATATGGTCGCTTATTCCATCAAAGCTTATACTTCTTTCCGGTTTGTAAACAGTAAATAAATCTGCGCTTAATGAATTATTTAGTGCTAACATTATTGACTAGTTAAACCATCTGTTTCTGTATAACCTATGCCTAATCCACTAGTTAATGTAATTGCAGTTATTCTTCCTCTTAGAATTGTACCGGCAGGTATTGTCGTATTGTTCAAAAGATTAGAATTAGTAACATTAGCCATTGTAATTGTAGATATAACGCTTTGTATAGGAAAATGTATTGTATAGAAATCTTTACCAGTCTGTGCCGCAGTTGTGAATGCTTCTGCAGAGCCTTTTCCTAGCATCTCTCTAAGTAAATTATTATTTGTATCTGATGTTGACATTAATTTATATGTATATAATTAGTAGTATTTGTTTCTTCGTATTGTGTATATCTTACTTGTTCGTTTCCTGATGTTTCGCTTACAAGTAATTTACCTTGCTCCACTAAACCTTTTATTGTTCCATGTATTCCACTTGTATTGTTTGCAGTATCAGTTTCGTTAATAGGCGAATTTACTGCACTCAAGGTTGGTACTGTACCATTAAAACTAACTTCATATAGTTCGTATTTCCAAAAGCCATAAGGTTTAAAATTTATTCTACCTAAATTAAACGCTTCTGATGTGTTATGTTCAAATTCTAACTTTGTAAATCTATCATTTATTGTTTGATTTTGTCCATATGCATATTTTACAGTACCAGATAAATCATTAGTAAATTTAGCTAAAAAACGTATTTGTGAACTTGGTACAGATGTATCTATTCTCTTATCCTCTGTTGAGAAGTAGAAAACGCCATTCTGTCCATAAGTTATGTGTTGCATATACTTAAATAGAAAATTAGTTAATTTATTTTGACTTATAAAAAAAAAGAGGGCATATAGCCCTCTCCTTTATCATGAAAACATAGTTTAGTCTACATCTACTGTTACAGTAAATCCAGAATTATCAAATGGTGAAGTAGTATAATCTGCCACTTCTTTGCATGGCTCTGGCTCTTGACCTTCAAAAGTCAAATCATAACCATTCATATCTCCTAACGCTACTCCACTAGCACTAGTACCTGCAGATAACTCCATACCATTACTTTCTCCACAACACCATATCCTAGTAATACCACTTGCTCCTGCGCTATTTGTTTCTACAAATATTATTAACCTATTTTGTGCTAATAATTTTATTTCGTTTCTATCATTAGCAGTCATATTGTGCAATTTGATATTTATAGATGGAGTATAGAAAACTGTACCATTCTCTGAACTAGGATTTATTGTTTCTGTGAAACTACCTGTTCCTCTTTTCAATTTATACTTTCTTAATGGTGCAGTTAAATCTATATCGCTTATAGAACCACCACTTGTCGTTAATGTTGCTTTATCGTACTCAATAAAATAAACCGCTTTTATTCCACCGACAGCATCTCTACAGTCTAAACCACGTCCTTTAGTTAAATCACATGCCATATTTTATAGTTTTAGGCAATTAGATGAGGGTATAAAACCCCCATCCTTTTGCATTAATTATTAGTCTAAAAGAACAACGTCTGCTCCCTGTGCTACTTGTACTCCTGCTGTAAACTTAGCAACCACTCTGATGTTGTCAGAACCATCTAGGTCAGACATATCTAACATTCTAATTTCTGTGTGGTCAGATACTAAATCTGTTCCAAAGAATAAATTAGATTTCTGTGCTGCTACCATTCTGTCTGCTTGCATACCTGGACAAACTGCAATCTTAATACCATTGTACATTGGAACGAAAGAATCATTCATGTTGTATAATTGTTGGTATCCTGCATTAGCTTGGCTCTCTAGGTAAAATCTATAAGCAGTTGTACTCATGTATATATAAACATCCTCTTTTGAGTATACTGCAGTAGGTATTGCATTAGTAATTGTTGTTAGGTTTGTAACAATGTTAGATGCACTAAATGCTCCTGTTGCTTTGTCTGCCTGTACAACTGTACCATCTACACTTCCTATAAGTAAACCTACAGTATCATGTAAGTATCCTGTAAAACCACCTGCATTAGCATCATTACCATGCCAAATGTTAGCTTCTACGTGGTCTGCTATTGTAGCTGATAAGTAAGAAACTACGAACGCTGCGAAGTCGTCAGACATATCTCTGTTATGAGCACCTGCCGCCATTTGAGCTGCTTGCCAATCTGCAAGTAAATCCTTTTTACATAAATCTACATTAATTTGTAATTCTTTTGGATTAAGAACTTTCTCTGTTAATGTTAAAGTTCCTGCATCTGTAAAATCACAAGTAGCATCTGCAATCATAGATGCTGTGCTTACATTAGTTATATTTCTTTTGAATTTTATATTCTCAAGAATTGTTAAATTTTCTAATGACTTTGCAGAACGTAACGCTGCGCCAATATACTGACCAGCATGTTCTCCACTATAATTAGAAGTAATTGAAAAACTCATTTTATTATTATTTTAGTTATTATTTATTTAGGTTATAGAAAAATCTTTCTTTGCTACTCATAGCATTGTAAGGTTTTCTTGGTATTCTTGTATCATTAAATTTAGAAACTTCTACAGGTTTTGTAGCAGGTTCTTTACTTAACTCAGTAACTTGACTTTGCAATTCTGTATTCTCAGTAGTTAATTGCTCTGCCATTTCTTTTAGGTCAGTATTTTCTCCTTTCATTTCTTTAAGTTCTGCATCTAGTCTATCTAAATCTGACTTTACTTCTGCTAATAACTCCTTAATTACTGCTCCTATTTCGTTTATAAGACCCTCTTTGTCAAATTCTACATTTTCTGACATTTCTTCTTTGTCTTTATAGCCCATTTCATCTTCTTCTTCCTCGTGGTCTCCTAACTCATCTTCCTCTTTTTCTCCAACTTCTGCTACGACACCTTCTTCTTCTACAGAAAAAGATACGCCATCTTCTGTTTCATAACTACCAACAGGTAAAGGCATTGTAGTTCCATCTTCTGCAAGTATCATTATAGATATACCTGCTTCTAATTCTTCTGCTTCAGATACAACTATTGTACCATCCACAAGTTTTGCTTGCATAGCTAAATTTAGAGTTTCTATTTCTTCCTCTAAACCAAGAGCTACTCTTATTTGTTTTTTTAAATCCATGGTATTTTTTTATTTTAAATAGAATCTTTCTTTTTTTGTTTCATTTTCATACTATCTTTTTCGCTTTCCTCTATAATATCTCGTAGAGCAACTAAAATATCCTCTTTGTTTACAACAGGTTTAGACATTTTTTCCATTTTATCAACGAAGTATCCTTCTATACTTAAACCTTTCAACTCGCCACTCTTTATCCTACTCCATAACTCTTTATTTTCTATTTTCATTTTCACAAACCATGTTCCATCTGGTAAGTCAAAACCATATAGTTTAGATTTGTCCATATCGCCCTCTTTTATCCAACTTTCAACTGTAAGTACACCTGCTACTCTATCTTCGTGTTGGTATGTTGCTTTGTGATGATTATTGTATTTAAGATATAATTCAGACGCTTTCCTAACAGTTTCCTTACTAAAATATACATAGTAGTCGCTATCTGTATTTGGATTATATCGTAGTATCTGTTTATTTGGTATAAGTGCAGGACTAATGAGTATTTGCTTATCCTCATCTGTCTTAGCAAAGGTTAAATTATTTTTTTCTTTGCCAAAGTATATAAAATCCACTTCTATTGCAGGACTTGTTACTAAACTTATAGCATCTATTGATAATTCTTCATTTTCTTCGCTAATTACTAATTCTGTTATTTTGGTATATTTCTTTTTCATAGTTTTTTATTTATATTGTTGCTCTACGTCTAATATTTGCTAATTTATTTTGGTTATTGGTTATATCATCGCTTACTACGAACGCTCTTGTAGGCTCTATATCTGTTGTTCCACCTAACTCAAAGTTTCCACTAACTAATCTTGGTGCAGGAGTGTTAGTTGGTGTTGGTGCATTACCACCGCCACCACCACCATTTCCTTTTATTTTAGTAGATAATATTTTTCTTACATTGGCTAATCCTGCTACTATAACTGCTGCGCTTGTCAGAAAACCTGCTACGCCACCTTGTGCAAATGCCTTTGTAGCACCTGCGTATGTATCTATTGTTGCTGATGCAACTGCTAACGCTTTGTTATCTCCTGCAAGTGTAGATGTAGCTGATGCTAATGATGATAAACCACCTATAATTGCATCATTTTTTGCCTGTGTTGCCTTTTTCTCTGCATCTGTATCTGCTTCTCTTTGTTTATCTCTTTGTGCTTGGAATCTATCTCTAATTGCTTGTATCTCGCTCTCTTGTGCCTCTGTTAATTCTGCTGTATCTATTCCTAATTGTTTTTGTCCTTCTATTATTGCAAAATACTTATCATATACTGCATTTATTTGTTGCTGTTCTGCATCCAATTGTGAATTATAGTATTTGTCAAGTATAGTGGTTGCATCTGTGGTTAATTTGTCTAATCTTTGTTGTTCTAAATCTATAAGTTCCTGTTGTAACGCCATCTGCTCTTTTAACCTATTTTGCTCCTCTGTGTTTATTTCATTTTGTAACGCGTTTACTTCTGTTATAACTCGCCTACGCAATCTTGCAGAGTTTGTTTCTGCATTTATTACTTGTGTCTTTAATTGCGCTAATTCTCTTTCATCTTCTGCACTATTTTCGCTAAGTTTCATTTCTTCTTCTTTTATCTTCATTCTTTCTCTTGCTAACTCTAACTCTCTTTTGGTAGTTTGTTCTTCTAGGTCAAGTGCTAATCTAAGGTTTTTAAGTCTCTCTGCTGCAGATAAACTTTCATCCTCTGCTAGTAGTCTTGCTTGTTCTATCTGTTTACGAGTTTCTGCTTTTTGTATCATAAAATCATTTTCTGCATCTCTTAGCTCGTTTGTTCTTACTTTTAAGTCCATCATAGCTTGACTTTCATTTTTTATCTCATCCACTATACCAGTAAATGAGTTTTTAAGTAAATCAGCACCTTCTCTAAATTCTCCACTAAAAATTAATGTTAATCCTTCGCCAAATGAACTAACTCTATCTCTTAACACATCAAAAGTGGCTCTTATACCTGTTAAAGCTACGTTAAATTGGTCGGCTCCTCTTTTTGTATTGGTAAAGAATCCTGCTAATGAACCTATGGCTACCACAAAGGCACCAATACCTGTACTAATTAAACCTGCTCTAATAGTAGCAAATGATGCCTTTGCTATACCTTTCATCTTAGTAAATCCTGCTCCTATATCATTTAAGCTAACTCCAAACATTCTAAAATTGCCTAGAGTATCTTTTGCTTCATTATTTACTTCTTTTACTTCCTTTTTTAAGTCTTTTGTTTCCTTAGTTGCACTTTTTATGCCTTTACTTTCTATTTTATATACTCCAATAGTTTCACTCATATCTTAAAAATCTTGTGTTGTACCAAGTGTTACCATCTTAACACTTGCATACCAGTTAATATTTGTATTTGCTAATCCTGTACATTGTATTGTTATTCCACCATCTACCGGACTATCTGTTAAAGTAGGATATGTAATTAACGATAAACCACCTGATGCTTCAAAATCAAGTACAGAAACATAAAATTTCCTATCTCTTGCTGTATCTGGACTTCCACCATTATCTCCTTCATAAATTCTAACAGAAAAACCATCAACTGCCTGTGTTCCATCCTCTACGTGTATTTTTATATCATCTCTAGTTGTATTTGGCTCTATAATTTGTCCATGAACAATATAGTTTGCATCTGCTCTTGGCACTACAAAGGATAGTGCGTAAACTCCTGTAGATGTCCTACTTGCTGTCAAATTATGCGCATTTACAACACTAATACCACTACTTGTTGCGTTAAAATAACCAGATGCTATTGTATTTACACCATTATCTTGTGTTGCATTTTGTGTATATGTAGTCGTACTACCATCTGCAGATATTTTAGCAGTACCAACAATTTGGAATGTTTTAAATTGTCCAGCTGTACCTGATGTGCCTCCTGTACATAAAGCAATAATATCTATAGTAAGATGGTTTATACTACCTGCCAATTTGCGTATGTAACCCTCTACACCAATATTTAAATCTGTATCTGATGTTTTTTGCACAATCATATTTACAGGAGTAGCGCTTGTAGAGTTTATATTCATTTGGATAAAACTTGTTTGGATTAATCCTGTTACTTCTCCATCTTCCTCATTATTTGTTCCACCACCAATAACGAATTCTCCATTATTTAATGATTTACCAAAAGTTCCAATAATCATAGAATTAGAAATGGTATTTTCTATCTCGTTGTTTTTACCTGCTACTA